CGCACCACCACTAAAGGCAGTTGCGTTCATCTCCATTTTGTCAGCACCACCAATCCTAAAATCTATTTGGTCATCTGTATCTGCAGTGATTGAAGTATCTGCATCAGCATCAAGTATAAGCTCAGTGCCGTTCATATCTAATTTTGCGTTAGCTGTAACTATACCACTTGCAGTAATAGTAGAAGAAGCAAGAGTAGTGGTAGTTGCCGCTGCTGCTGCACCGCTTCCTAAAATACCGTCAAGTGTTCCTGTAAATCCTGTAGCTGTAATCTGGTCAGTTGCTGTAATACCATCTACAAATAAGTTAGCCCAACGAACGCTAGTTGTACCAAGGTCGTCTGTAGAGTCTGTATCTGAAACTATATTTGAACCACTTGTAATTCCGCCAGTAGCTACTTGAGTAGCTGTTGTAGTTAAGACCCCATCTACCTGTAAAGTAGAAGCCATATCAACGGCTCCATCAATGTCAACCACATCTAAATTTGATGTACCATCAACATCTATATTCCCTGCTAAAGCTAGATTACCACTAGCGTCTAATACTGTTGCTTTACTAGCAGGTAGTGTACAAAACACATTCTTAGCTCCTGCAGAAAAGTTGACAGCATTATCACTGTTAGAACTTGATATAACTGTAGTACGAGCAAGAGTTGAACTATCACCTGCTAAGGTACCTAGACCTACTTCAAACTCTGCTCCTAATTGAATGCAGTAGTATGTAGTATTACTATTACCAATACCTGCAGCAAAAGTATCAAACCCAGATACAGCTCCACCTAAGGTGACTGTCCCTGTCCCTGTAGTTGTGGTAGTCTCTTTGACTCTGTCGTTTAAAACAAGTGCCATTTAAAACTCCTAAGCTATACGTATAATTGCATTGGAAGCATCAGCTGTAGGGAATACTATAGTAAAGTCTCCCGCTGTAGATGTCTTATCTCCACCAAAATCTAACACCGCAACTGCTTTGTCACTTTGTGTGTCATTATAAATTAACGCACCACGAGCTGTAACTGTAGCTGTAGAAAATGTTAAATCATTAAAATCTAATAACGCTGTAGTACTAGAAGATGTAGGAGCTACTGCAGTAAGTGCTGCACCTGCTGCTGTATATCCTGTTCCTGAAACTTCGTTAGAAGTTGTATATGCTGTAGTACCAGCACCTAAAGAAGCTGATGAAGTATATAATGCTAATTTAAAACTATCAGCGTTCGTATTACCACGAGCTACTGTTGTGCTAAATGCATGAATACCATTCAACAACTCAACTTTAAATGAAGTACACATTGCTTGAGAAATTGCCATTTTATATCTCCAAAAGTTTAGTTAATTCTGAATGCCCTGCCTTATGCAGTTTATTCGCTATGGTTGTATGATTAGACTTAATAGCCTGCTTCATATAAAACACTAGAACTTGTCTAATGCTATCTTTGTAAGCTTCTGCTTGTTCTTTCAATAAAGGGTTAGCGTCTTTACCTACATAAATTATTTTTGCAAGAGCTAACTCTGCTACTTGCTCAGGTGTCATACCACCGTATGATGTAGTGTGCACATCATAATCAACACCTTGTAATACTTCTGCTTGATTATCCATTTCTTACTGGTATCCTCTCTTGTCCACTTCTATAAGCATCACGTCTATTTTTACCATCACCTAAGTTTTTCAATAACTGCATGACTTCACTATACCTTGCTGTATATTGAGTTACTGTATCTGCATCTTCTTTCATAAACGCAGCTGCCTCCAGTAATGCACCATAAAACAACGCAGTATCAAAGTTATCCCCCAACCAAGTATTACCAGCAGTAACAATAGTTTGTGGGTAATAGTAATAATGTAACTCAGCACTGTAATTAGCATCAGGTGTTGGCCCCAATATCATTGTATTATCGTCAAATATACCATAATACTCAGGTTTTCCATAGAACCCAGAATCAGTATCAGGGAACGACTCTCTCACAAAGTTAACATCTTTATTCAAAAGATAAGTGTATTCATTGTCACTGTTTATAACAGCAATACTAAAAGTAGATAGCCAATCACTAGGTAAAGAAAAATACTTATTACCTAATGACATTGTACCCGTTACATTCTTACGTAGGTCGGGTAACTGTACGGTATTGTGTATGCGTTGCTCTGCATTTTGAATAAAAGTATTAACATCAGTCGTACTATAGTCATTCTCTGTGTACGATTTGATTGCTGCTACTAACTCGGTATAAGTCATTATGCCATTGGTCCTCTAGCTTTAGTTCCTTT